GGAACAGACCTGGAGTGTAATATTCGAATGGGGATCGAATCCTTCGAATACGAAGAACGGTCCGGCGAACTGGGCGACCTGTACTATACGATCAAACTGTACGAATGGAAAGACACGTCGCCGAAGAAAATTGTCCTTCCGGAAAAGAAGAACACACCGGCGAAAACCCAGGAACCGGCCAGGGCCGGAAAGCCTGAAAAGAAATCGAAAACCTATACGGTCAAAAAAGGCGACTGCCTGTGGAATATCGCGAAGAAATTCTATGGCAAGGGAAGCGACTATACAAAAATCTATAACGCCAACAAGGGGACGATCGGAAAGAACCCGAATCTGATCTACCCTGGCCAGGTTTTCACAATTCCATAATGGCCATTCGTATTCAATACCAGAATAACGTCACAGGCGCGGCGTTCGATATAACGACGCTTGTCAGTGGCGCGAAATGGTCGACAAAACGGTCCGGTTCCCCCGCTTCCCTGGAACTGACCGCCATTGTCAACGACGAAATACAGTGGAGCCACGGCGGAATCGTCACCCTGTTAGACGATAAAACCGGACTGTTTTATGGCTACGTCGTAAAAATCAGCCAGAACGAAAAGGAACAGGTTCAGATCACGGCTTACGATCAGACCTGGTATTTGAAGAAAAACAAGGACACCTATGTTTTCAAGGGGAAACGTGCGGATCAGGTATTGAAGCAGATCGCCGAAGACTTCAAATTGAAAACCGGAAGCCTGGCAAACACCGGATATTCTATACCGTCTATGATTGAAGACGGCCAGACGCTTTTCGACATTGTCTTGAAGGCTATCGACTACACCCTGATCAATACAGGAAAAATGTTCGTCCTGTGGGATAACTTCGGGAAACTGACCTTGACAGACGTCGAAACGGCAAAACTGGACCTTTTTGTCGGCGACGGCAGTCTGGCGACAGGCTTCACCTACGAATCAGAAATTGATTCCGAAGCCTACAACAAGATCAAACTGGTCAAGGACAACAAGAAGACCGGAAAACGTGACGTTTATATCTTCCAGGATTCTAAAAATATGACCTTGTGGGGTATTCTGCAAGACTATGAAGTGGTTGACGAAGACATGAACGAAGCCCAGATCAAGAAACGCGGCGGACAAATGTTGGAACTATACAACAGACCGAAGCGATCTTTCAGCGTCAGCGCAATCGCGGACCTGTCAGTCAGAGCCGGCCGCGCCTTGTATATCGGGATCGGCGCCGTGGGCGTGAAATCCTTCTTCATAGTCGAAGAAGCCACGCACGACCTTTTGAAAGAAACAATGTCCTTGAAATTAAAGGTGGTGTAATATGGGACTTCTTGAAACTATGAAACAAGTCGCACAAGCGACCAACGACGCCGGTATGCCGACGGCTTTTCTGTTCGGTTCCGTGACGAAGACGTCGCCCTTGACGATCCGCGTCGACAACCGGTTCGACATATCCGGCGACGCTATTGTGGTTATGAAGGAATTCCAGGCCGGCTTCTATCCTACCCACTACCACACCGGCGTCAAGGGTAGCCCTTCCACCGAAGAAAAGTCAGGTGGAAGCGGCGACGCGTCCTTCGCGGCACATTCCCACACCTTGAAAAGCAACTACCAGACCAACACCGACGCAAAGTCCGAATATTATTACGGCCTGGCCGTCGGTGACAAAGTGGTCCTTCTGCGAAATGCTGGCGGACAGGCGTTCCTTGTCCTGGGAAGGGTGTGATTTTATGATACCGAACGCGTTAAACGTAACGATCGGCGAAGACGTGGAGGTTCAGACCGCCGCCGAAGCGCCGACAAGAACATTCAAAATCGACTTCGACGCCGGCCGCGTCGGTGGCTTCTGTGATGAAACGGAAGCCATGAAACAGGCCATTTACAAGATACTGCAAACAGAACGCTTCGAATACCTGATCTATTCCTGGAATTACGGAATTGAACTGAACGCCGTTGTCGGGAAAAGCTTTCAAGTGTTTGCAAGTGAAATAAAACGTGTAATTCGCGAAGCCCTTCTGGCAGACAGCCGGATCACCGACGTCACAGACTTCGAAGTGGCCCAGATTGACAAAAGAACCGCTTCCGTGAAGTTCACGGCCGAAACTATCTTCGGCGAAATACCTATTGAAAGCGAGGTGAACGTGAATGTATGAGGATATGACCTTCGAAAACATTATGGACCGCTGTCTGGACCGCGTGTCTTCTTCTATCGACAAACGCGAAGGTTCCGTCGTATATGACGCCATAGCGCCGGCGGCGGCCGAACTGGCGATCATGTATATCGAACTGGCCTACCTTATGGACCGCGCTTTTCCTGATACGGAATCCGGCGACGACCTGACAAAGAAAGTCCGCGAAAGAAGTATCTTCCGAACACCGGCAACCGCCGCAATTCGAAAGGGCTATTTTGAAGACGGAAACGGCGCCGCTATGGACGTGCCGATCGGAACGCGTTTTTCCGGTGACAATCTGAACTATACCGTCACCGAAAAGATCGCAACCGGACAGTTTCGCCTTCTGTGCGAAACGCCAGGCGCGGCCGGCAACCAGTACCAGGGAAACCTTTTCCCGATCGACTACGTGGAAGGACTGGGCGCGGCCAGACTTGCGGACATTCTGATCAACGGTGAAGACGAAGAAAGCGACGAAGACCTTCTTGACCGCTATATGGACAGCTTACAGGCCCAGGCATACGGCGGAAATAAGGCCGACTACAAAACAAAGGTCGAACTTCTTCAAGGTGTCGGCGCCGTCAAAGTGTTCCCTGTGTGGAATGGCGGTGGAACCGTGAAGATCGTCTTTGTAAATAGCGACTGGGGAATCCCTTCTTCCGACCTTGTCAACAGCGTTCAAACGGCCGTCGATCCGGTTCAGAACCAGGGCGTCGGTGACGGTATCGCCCCGATCGGACACGTCGTCACGGTCGAAGGTGTGACCGGAACCACGATCAACGTGTCTTTCACTCTGACTTTTTCCGGTTCGGCCACCTGGTCGACCGTCGAAACGTCTGTGAAGAAAGCTATTCAGGACTACTTTGACAGCCTGGCCAAAACCTGGGACGAACAAGAAAACCTTGTCGTCCGCGTCAGCCAGATCGAAACGAAGGTCCTGAATGTCGAAGGCGTGATCGACATCACCGGAACCAAAATCAACGGAGGAACACAAAATATTCCCCTGGCTTCAAATGCGATTCCGGTTCTGGGGGTGGTGACAAATGGTTCTTAAAGAATACTGGCCGCGCTATCTGCAAGAACTGATCGAGTTTCAGCAGATCGCCAACGCGGAACAACCCGAATTCGAAAATGCCGTCAGTGACGTAAAATCGGCCGCTGACGACTTTTTTCTGGTGTCCCTGTCCGAATATGGGTGCGAACGCTGGGAAAAGATTCTGGGGCTTTCTGCGGCGCCTGGGGACACAGTACAGGACCGCCGCGACCGAATCCTGATTAAGTACCTGGATCAGCTTCCCTATACTTACAGGACCCTTTTGAAATACCTTGCAACGGTCAGCGAAGACTTCACAGTCACCCTAAACGAAAACGCCTACGATCTATATATCAGAATCCGCCTGGAAGGCTACGCCCAACGCGACGCATTGGCGGCAACCCTGGGACAAATGATTCCGGCGAATCTGGTTCTTCGCTTGCGGACGGATATTCCACAAGACGACCAACCGGCCAAAACGGCCGCCTGTTCCGCTATGGCTACAATGAACCGGCACAAATACACGCCGGCAACGTAAGGAGGAAAAACGAATGGCAAAATTCAAGTCCATTGTCACGGACGGCGGAAGCGAAGCCCTAACGGCCCTTATCGCGTCCGGACAGAAATTGATACTGACACGCGCGGCCGCCGGAAGCGGCGTCGCCCAGGCCAGCCCGAATACACTGACCGATCTTGTAAACGTGGAAAACGTCAGCGCCAACCTGTCCGAAAAGGAACTGGTCGAAGGTTCGCCTTCGATCATGCAAATTCCGGTACAGGTGACAAACGAAGGTCTGGAATCGAATGTCTGGATCAGGGAAATCGGCGTCTTCGGCCTGGACATCAGCGGAAACGAAATTCTTTTCTGCTATGGCTGGCTTGACGGCGAAGACAGTGACAACGTCCTTCCGGCGACAACCTTTGAAGAGGACGCCGACACGGTCCACATTCACGACCTGGCCGTCTTTATCACCAACCAGGAAGCGGCGGCCGTATCTGTCCAGGTGGGCGTCGGTTCCTTCGTGACAACCGCGCAAATGACCGCATACGCCGCGCCTGTGCTTCATACCCAGGCCGCAACAACGATCAACGAAACGACCGGCGAAACCACGGAACAGGTTCAGCGGCGCCAGGACAACGACATTCAGTCGATCCTTGAACAGTTAAACACCGGATTCACCGGAACAACCGTCACACACACTTTCGTTCCTGCACAGCTTCAATACTGGAAAGGCTACGACGGAACAGGAATTCCGGAAGGTATTCTGGATCAATCCCTGAACCGTCTTTATTTATGACCAGAATCGGCGCCACGCCGTCGGAAACGTCTTGCCTTATATCGAACCTATTCACGGAAATTCGGCCCGTCTGTGGCCACTGTGAGGGCGACAGCGTGGTCCTGTGTGGCGTAACCTACGAAGGACAGGAAGAAACCGTCGTCCTTCGTGATTATGGCTTCGACTATTCCGGCGATCCGGAAACCGTCGAAAATATCCGAAAGCGAAGGTGTATCTATGGGAACAAGAAGAAACTACCAGCGGACTTCGAATAAAAATGACAGTCCGCTTCACGTTCTTCCGGTGGCCGAAAAACTGATCGACTACACCCTGGACCTGACCGACAACGCGAAACGCTTTCCGAAGCGCGTCCGTTTTTCGATCACAAACAAGATTCAGGGCCACGTCATGGCCATATACGACGGCTTACTGGAAGCAAACGAAATATTTCCGATCCGCACAGAAGCGGACCGGACAGAACGGCTTCGTTTACAAAGGGCCGCCTTGACCGAGTGCAAGAAACTGCTTCACATGATCGAATTATCGAAGAAGCGAAGCTATATCGACAAGGACACCTTTGACTATTGGACGAAGTTGACCCTGGACGTTAAGTTCATGACCGCAAAATGGTACAAGGCCGAACAGGACACCGCCGAAGCGATCGCCCCGTCGGACCCTATACCGGAAAGCGTGTAATGATATTTAGGGAATGACCTGTTACCCCGTACGCCGGCAACGCGTACAATGCGCGCAATGTCAACACGGACGGCAGTCTGAACAACAACAACGCGTACAATGGCAACAATGGCGTTCGGCCGGATTTGGTGGAAAACGCGACCGAGTAAGGCGAAGAACCTGAAAACAGAGTACCCCAACAAAGGAGGTCATTTCCTTCCGAAGTGCCGGAAAGGCCACGGTAAACACAAGATTGACGACGAATGGCCTTCCTACTGTGACGGCCGGACTGTAAGCGTCAAGGAGGATTTTTATTTTGAGCGAAGACCAGACATTGAATCTTTCTGACTTCGCGAAGGTGATCGACTTTAACAGTCTATATCAATCGTATACAGAAGCGCGCAAAGGTAAACGGTGGAAATATGCGGTCTGCAAATACGAAGTGAACGTCCTTGAAAACCTTATGTTCGTTCATTTCATGTTATCGGCCCACAAATACCGCCTGTCGCCTTATAACTGCTTCATTGTGAAAGAACCGAAGGAACGACTGATCATGTATAACAGCTTCCGCGACAAAATCGTTCAGCACAGTCTTTGCGATAATGTCCTGGAACCGTACCTTTCGAAAACTTTCATATACGACAACTACGCAAGCCAGAAAGGCAAAGGAACGCACTTCGGACTTGACCGCCTGAAATATTTCATGTCGAGGTACTACCGACAGAACGGGGCGGACGGCTGGGTCCTGAAATGCGATATTCGAAAGTATTTTTACAGTATCAATCACGACGTTCTGAAAGAACAGCTTCGCCGGCTTATCAAAGACCGCGACGTCTTGTGGCTTCTGGATATGATCATAGATTCCACCGAAGGACCAGGAATCCCGATCGGAAACCATACTTCACAGTGGTTCGCCGTTCTGTACCTGTCCGGAATGGATCACATGATCAAGGAACGTCTGGGAATCAAAATGTACGGCCGCTACATGGACGACTTCTATTTGATTCACCCTGACAAGGACTATCTTCGTTATTGTCTGGAAGAAATCAAGAAGTATCTGGTCCCTTTAGGACTGGAATTGAATCAAAAGACGGCCATTTTCCCCTTAACCCAGGGAATCGACTTCCTGGGATTTAGGACCTATCTGACCGACACCGGAAAAGTCGTCAGAAAAGTCCGCCGTGAAAGCAAGAACCGAATCCGAAGGAAATTGAAGAAATACCGTCACCTTCTGGACGAAGGCCGGATCGACTTCGAAACGATTCTTCAATCCTATTCTTCGTGTACCGGTCACGCCGAACACGGCAACAGTTACCACTTGATCAGGAAGACGGACGACCTGTTCTTCAACCTGTTCAAGAATGAATTGGAGGGATTAACCTATGGCGAAATTACTATCCGCTTTGCCCGTTGGAAGCGTTGTCAAGTCGACGAACACGAAATACAACGGGAAAGTGATCAGGTGGATCGTGGGAACCCAGGACACAGCCAACGGCCGAACGGGCCTGGTGACCGAGAAAATGATCACTCTGAAATGCTTCGACGCGAAGGAGCCTTCGAACACGAACGGTGACCGCCGAAGCTACGGAAACAACCGCTATTCCCAGTCTAATATTGACCAGTGGTTGAACAGCCAGGCCGCGTCCTGGTATTCCGCGCGTCACAGCTACGACGCACCACCGAATAACGCCAACGTGTGGAGCAACTACAACGAATACGACACCGAAGCCGGATTCCTGTCTAACTTCGAAGCAGACTTCCGAAAAGCTATCCTGGACGCCGTGATCCGTGTCGCAAAGAATACCGTCACCGACGGCGGCGGTTATGAAGACATTACCCGAAAGGTCTTTCTTCTGTCAAATACCGAAGTCGGCCTGTCCAACGAAAATAGCGTGGCCGAAGGGGCCCTGTGGTCCTACTTTTCCAGCGCCGCGCGCCGCCAGTGCTACCCGACCGCCGAAGCCGTCAGCAATTCGGAATATACAAATTCCAGCTTGAACGCGTCTTCTTATTGGTATTGGTGGCTTAGAACCCCGTACGTCGGCTACGCGTACTATGCGCGCTATGTCTACACGGACGGCAGTCTGTACTACAACGACGCGTACGGTGGCTACGGTGGCGTTCGGCCGGCTTTGTATTTGGAATCTGGGAATCTGGTATCCGATTCAACAGACACCGACGGGGCCTATATCTTACAGTGGAACCAGCCGCCGTCTGATCCTTCTTCTATTTCCTACGGCACACCGCAAGCCGGAAACAGCCTGGTTCTTTCGACGGGCGGTTCTACCGATCCGGAGGGCGACGCCATTTCCTACGTCTGGGAAAGGAAGATTGATTCCGGCGCTTATGTCCAGTTAGGGATCACCACGGCAAAGACCTTCACCGACACAGTTCCGACGTCCGGCACAACTTACACGGCGCGCGTGAAGGCAGTCGACGCGAACGGCCTTGAATCCGGTTACTGCACCGGATCGGCAAAAACCATTTCCTACAACACGCCGCCCATGATCAGCGGTTCGGATCAAAACCTGGGCGCAAAAACAGCGCCGTTTACATACCAGTACACGGTCACAGACGCCCAGGCGGCCACGCAAACGATCACGGTCACGGAAAAACTGACCAACGGAACCCAGACGATCACGCTTCGCACCTATACCGCGACCAGCGGCGCCCAGAATACCGTCAACCTGTCCAGTGTATGGCTTCCGCTTCTTTCCGGAACCCACGTCCTGACGATCACGGCCACCGACAGCGCCGGCGGAAGCGCAACGCGAAAGATCACATTCAGCCGCACCGTCAGCCGTATCGCGGCGGCGCGCGCGTTCAATACGGACGCCCTGGTTCAGAAGGTCTTTGTTTCCCTTTATCCGGCGACGATTCCGGCAGACGCAACCCTTCACCTGGAAGTCACGAACAACCCGTTCGACACTTCGCCGGTGTGGGTAGACATCACTGACAAGGCGAACAGACTTGTCCACGTCTTCACGAATACGACCGCCGCGAAAGGCTATGGCCTGGGCTATCGCTTCTATATCACGAAGGGAACCCAGGAAATCGAAATCACCCAGGCGACGATCCGTTTCGCCTAAACGAAAGGAGGAATTCGAAATGTTTGACCCTACACAATGCGAAAGCGTGAGCATGGCCCAGGCAAAAGCCCAGGAAGAACAAAATCCTGTCAATGCCGCCTTGCGCGCGACTTCGATCGCCTTCGTCACTTTGGCCGAAGCCGGCCAGATCGACGACACAACCGCAACGGAAAACGTCAGCCAGTTCGCGTCCTGGGCTTACCCTGTGGCGTATGCTGTCGGCAATATCCGCCAGTATAACGGTGAACTTTTCCGCTGTGTTCAGGCCCACACTTCACAAGCCGACTGGACGCCTGACGCCACCGCTTCCCTTTGGAAGAAAATCGGTGATCCGACGGAAGAATGGCCGGCCTGGTCCCAGCCGATCGGCGCCCATGACGCTTATAACAGCGGCGACAAAGTGTCCCACAACGGGAAACACTGGACATCTAACATTGACGCGAACGTCTGGGAGCCTGGCGTCTATGGCTGGACGGAGGTGACAAAATGACCGAAGGAATCATTGTCGGCATTCTGTCGCTGATCGGTACACTGGCCGGAACCTACTTCGCAAACCGAAAAAGTTCCGCCCTTATTGCCTACCGTCTGGAACTTCTTGAAAAGAAGGTCGACAAACACAATTCCGTCGTGGAACGAACCTTCAAACTGGAAGAACAGGCGGCCGTTATTGAAGAAAAAATCAAGGTCGCGAATCACCGTATAGAGGACCTGGAAAACCGGTGAAATCGCGCAAAAAGAAACGCGAGTTTTCCAAAATCATTATAACCATAGTCGGAGCCGTCACGCTTGTCGTGTCGGCTTTTACTATGGCCGTTGTATGGAAAACAAGCGACACCGCGCCCCTGGCGTATTTGATCCCTTCGGTCTTCGGTGAACTGGCCACCGCGACCGGCTTCTATTTCAGCAAAGCGAAGGCCGAAAACCGGATCAAACTTCGGAAATTATATGGTCCTGAAATCTACAATGACACGAAGGAGGTATAAACGTGTTTAACGCATTACTTGAAAACCTGACAAATATCGGCTGGGCTATGCTGATCTTCCTGTGTGCATACCTGGCAAACGTCGCCTTTTCCCTGTGGTACAACATCAAAATCAGGAAGGAAGACTTCGACCGCGAAAAGCTGATCGCAAGCGGCTTGAAAATCCTTGTTTTCGTCGTTGGCCTGACGCTTCTGTGTACGGCTATTACTGCACTTCCGATTTTTGCAAACGAAGTCGGCTGGACTATTCCTGACGAATACACGGACATTTTCGCCGACCTGGTCATCATTGGCGCCGTTCTGCTTGTGTCCTGTAAATACATCAAGGAAGCCTTCACGAAGTTCGTTGCTATTTTGAACACCGGTTCCGTGGAAAATGTGGAAAACGTACCGGAGCCGGAAGTAACCAACGCCGGAAAGGTCCAGATCGGCTTCATGGCCGGAAATGGAGGGAACGAAAATGAGTAACAGCAAACTTGTAAACTATACGCGCATTTCCCCGAACAAGAACAGCCCCAGAAATCACGCGATCGACACGATCACGATTCACTGTGTCGTCGGCCAGTGTTCGGTCGAAACCCTGGGGAACATCTTCGCGCCAACTTCCAGACAGGCGTCTTCAAACTATGGGATCGGCTACGACGGCAAAATCGGAATGTATGTGGAAGAAAAGGACCGTTCCTGGTGTAGTTCTTCCGCGTCCAACGATAACAGAGCGATCACGATCGAAGTCGCGTCCGATACAAAGCACCCTTACGCAGTCAATGAAAAGGCGTTCGCCGCGCTTCTTGACCTGGTGACTGACATCTGCAAGCGAAACGGGATCAAACGCCTTGTGTGGTCCACCAACAAAAAGGACCGTATGAATCACCTGAACGGGTGCAATATGACCGTTCACCGCGATTATGCAAACAAGGCTTGTCCTGGCGACTACCTGTATAAGCGCCACGGTGAAATCGCGGCCGAAGTCAACCGCCGCCTGGGAGCCAGTGCCGAAAAGCCGGCAGAGAATAAACCGGCCACTGGCGAAGTGATCCACACTGTCAAAGCTGGCGAAACACTGTCGAAGATCGCCCAGAAGTACGGGACGACCTATCAGAAGATCGCGGCTTATAACAGGATCGCAAACGCGAACCTGATCCGCGTCGGCCAGAAAATCAGAATTCCGGCAGACACCCAGGCCGCCCAGTCTTTCAAGAAGGGTGATAAAGTAAAGGTCCTGAAAGCTGTCACCTACACAGGGAAAGCCTTCAAGACCTATTATGACAAATATGACGTGATCGAAGCCGACGGCGACCGTGTGGTCATTGGTATCGGAAAGACAGTCACAGCGGCCGTCAATGCGGCAAACCTGAAAAAAGCATAGCGGCAAAAGGAAAGCGGCCAGGGATATTCCCTGACCGCCTTTTTTTATTTTCCGGTGACCATTGAAAGAGCCGACACGAAAAGGTCCTGTCGCGCGACTGAAAACTGATATGTCTTCGATCCGGCCTGTACGACGACAGAGCCGTCGACAGGTGTCACCGCTGTCAATGCTGAAATCTTACATTCGAAACCGGCCTGGTTATGAATGAAGACGATCCGCCTATTCGTTAAAACGATAGCGCCTGAATAGGTTTCTGTCACTTCGCCGTAAACCGTCCGACTGGAACCGCCGCCAGTGCTTACCGACACGCCCTTCGCAACGCGGACACGGACGCCAGCACCGCTTCCGGTTCGGCCGACAGCCTTGTTCTTCGTGACGATCTTCGTCGCCGGCGCGTAATAATGGGCGACTTCGCCTTCTTCCAAAAGAACCGGCGTCCCCGTTACAACAGGAAGTTCGCCCTGTGCGATCGCTGAAATCGCGGTTTCTTCCATGAACGGCGTGTTTCTGGCCACTTGTGCCGCCTGTCTGGCTTCCTTCTGCTTCTTGACCTTGTTCGCACTGAAAAAAAGCCCAACGGTGACAATGGTCAAGACGACGATCCAGCCCCACAATGATACTTCCGGAACCGCGATCGACACAATCACCAGGATCAGATCGACAATCGCGGCCAGGATTCCGAATATAATAGCGACTATTCGCATTATATCCCCCCTTCCTACTTGTAAACTTTATAAGGTTCTGACCTTTAACACAATTATACGTGAAAAATGTGTTAAAAACAAGAATGACGCTGAACATTAACACAAAATTTTCGGGAAGGAGGTCACAACTTGAAAATCTATGACTATAAAGGCCGGAAGAACATCAGCGGAAACAGAATCCGCGAAGCACGATTGAAGAAGCGGCTGTCACAGGCCGACTTCGCCGCCAAACTACAAATAGCCGGAATCACTATGGAGCGCGACAGCGTCAGCAGAATCGAAATCGGAACGCGCTTCGTCGCCGACTATGAACTTATGATAATAGCTGAAATCCTGGACGTAACCGTCGACTGGTTACTGTCCGAAGACTGCGAATAACACAACGGACCACTGGCGAACCTTTGAACCGCCAGGGTCTTTTATTTTTTTGTTCCCCCCTTGACAATATAATACCGGTATTATATAATATTCGACAGAAAGAGGTGACTACACTATGGCACAAGCGCAAATTGAAGCGAACAAACGCTTCCGAAAGAAATCCTATGACCGAATCGAAATAACAGTTCCAAAAGGCGACAGAGAAAAGATCGTTCAAGCCGCCAGCGCGGCCGGTATGAGTGTAAACGCTTTTATCAAAGAAGCACTGGTCGAATATATCGCCCGCACAACCAAACAATAAAACGAAAGCCCTGTCCATGAACGGACGGGGCTTTTTTGCATATCAGGAGGAATCAAAATGAAAAAGCGCAGATTCAAACACCTGTCCTGGACTGACAGGCTGAAAATAGAAACAATGTTAAAGGACAAGCGCCACAAACAGGAAATCGCTGACGAAATCGGCGTTCACCTGAAAACGATCTACAACGAAATCAAGCGTGGCCGTTATATTCATACGAATTCCGACCTGACCGAAGAAGAAAGATACAGTCCGGAAATGGCCGAAGCGGCTTACCGTGAACACCTGGCCGCAAAAGGTCCGGACTTGAAAATCGGGAACGACCACGAACTGGCCCAGCATATCGAAAAGAAAATCGCCGAAGACGGTTATTCGCCGGCCGCCGTCTTGGGTGAAATTAAGGAAAAGGGCCTTGAATTCAAAACGTCGATCTGCGAATCGACCTTGTATTCTTATATCGACAAGGGCGTCTTTTTGACTGTCACGAACAAGAACCTTCCTGTCAAAGGCCAAAAGAAACGCCAGTATAACAAAGTCCAGAGAGCGAAGCGGCCGCCGGCTGGAACCAGTATCGAAAACCGCCCGAAGGAAATCGACGATCGCGCTGTCGTTGGTGACTGGGAAATGGACTGTGTCGAAGGCAAGAAGAAAACAAAGAAAACCCTTCTGGTTCTGACCGAAAGAAAGTCCAGACGTGAAATTATTCGTCCTATGCGCGACCAGACCGCCCGAAGCGTGGTCCGCGTCCTTGATAGCCTTGAACGTGAATACGGCGCAAATTTCAGCAAAATCTTTCGGACGATCACCGTTGACAACGGTTCCGAATTCGCTGACTGTGCCGGAATGGAAAAGTCCTGTCGCCGCAAAGGCAACAGGACAAAGATATACTATTGTCACCCCTATTCGTCATACGAAAGAGGATCAAACGAAAATGTAAATAAAATGATCCGCCGCTGGTTCCCGAAAGGAACAGACTTCCGAAAAGTTACCGCGAAAGCGATCCAGAAAGTCGAAGACTGGATCAATAACTATCCCCGTGAAATACTGGGCTTCCGAACCGCCGAAGCCGTTTTCCAGGAAGGCGTCGCGTGTCTTATTTGAAATTTTTTATTAATTTTTGCAATTTAGTCTTGACTTTTTCACGGTTTTTCCCCGGAAAA